TCCAGTATATAAGATTGTATGTAGCAACCTCATATCTGCTTGTGTTTGAGAAACTAGATGTACATCTATGGTAATATCTTTTGTTTCATAAGGAAACTCTGAAGCTTGGTAATTACCATCCTCAAGTTTATCACCAATGATGTATTTATTCACACCAATATCTCCCGCATAGTAACCCTGTAATTCTATGGTTATCCTTGGGAGAGTTTTAGGTCCTTTCACTTGATTATTCCCGATACCAAATAGGGGTATAAACTTCTTCATATTCTTAATCGCCTCTTGAAATCTTTTTTCGTTTTCTTGAGACAAAGGTAAGAAGTCTTCTGGATTCAAAGTTAGACCCATTTCTAACATTGTACTTAGTAAAGAGATATAAAAAGTTCTCTCTACTATCTCTTCTGAATTTACCATTAATTTCCTAATCTAATTGTTAGTTGAACTTCAGGGTGGCCAGTATCATTTATAACTCCATTATATACTACAACCACACCACCAAGCCCTGATATACGGGTTTCAAGATGGCCAGTACAATTTAATTCACTAACCCAAGTAGTACTTATATTAGAGGGGTAATCGGTAAGCCATACTTTAAATGGTATAGGGTCCGTCCCTGGAGAAGGAATAGTACCCTCTATGGTTTTACTAATGTCTGTTATCTTAAACTGTTTTATAAACTTAGCCACTTCATAACCATTGATATGGTAGTATTGGTATCCCTTTACACCCCTAATAGAAGCAGTATTACTACCTTGCCCAATATTTGGAAATGGTATATTAGGAGTTGGTTCAAAACCATACTCAGTAGTTCTTTTACCAGGAGATTGTTTTATAGTTATATCTTTCGTACCAGCCTGAGATACTATTCGTATAACACCGCTTCTTTCCTTCGGATTATAAGTGCTTGCCTCATACTCGTTGTTATAAGAGAGAGTCTTAACTGTTAATTTTCCAGCATTATTACCCTCCCCAATCTCTTTGGTTATATTTAACCAATCCAAGGAATTTTCAACAGTCCAATCTAAGGCTCTATATTCTTCTTGAGGTTCACCACCAATATATTTTTGTTCATAACTATAAACTAATATTTCCCAAATCTCAAGCCTTTTGGTACCATCAAAAGTATAACTATCACTGTCAGGTGAAATAGTAAGGAAGGGCTTCCAAGTTTCTACTACTTGGGGTTTTCCCTTTTGTGTAAAAGTAACTTCCCTTTCTACTCCCTGAACTATCACTTTTATTACTTGTTCTTTATTAGATTCTGATTCATTAGCTGCTTTAGGCTTCACTCTAATAGTAGCAGGACCAGTCCCTGATAAAGAAGATATTTCGAAATCCGACATACTATTTTACTTTCCTTAATTCATTTCTAACCGCATTACGTATCTCCTTTTGTAAAGCTGCTTTTCCACCAGCAGCTTTATAAGCAGGACCCCATAGAGGACGAGGTGGTAAATTACCATCCCTGCTACCATATTCTAACATGATAGCTATCTGGTTCAAGGTTTTTCTAGAAGTCTTACCAGTATAAGTAATCTTCTTGATTCCAATTGGCAAACCTACAAAAGTTCTATTCTTGGTTTTCACTATACTTACCGACCGGGCATATTGACCAGTGAGTTTTAATAGGGTATGAGCTGGGTATTTTTTAAGGGTAGCAAGTGAATGCTTTGGCCAAGATGCGTGGGTACCCAGTGGAGGTACTCCAGTATTCAAACTCTTCTTTACTATACGAAGAAGTTGATTGCCAAACCTTTCTGTACCTTTCGCATAGCCTTTGGTTAAGATACTTGGGGTTTTAGCAATCAACCTTTCTGCACGAGCTTGTTCTCGTTTGTCTGCGTATATTTCTAGAGGACCAATTGGAGTTGATATTGTAATATTAACCGACTTACTTGGCATAATTCTTATCTATTGTTTGGGTTTATCTAATCCCAACTCCTGAGCAATCCTTTGTAAAAGAGTTTCTTGCGTGGTTATCCGTTGATCGATATATTGCCGAAATTCATCAAACTCCGGAGCAGGTCTACTTGGATCAGATTGGGATTGATTAATTGAATTGAGAATATTATCACATTCAGAAACAACTGCCTCAAACTTTGGTCTATTGTTAAGTATATTTAAGGCATTTTGTTTTTGCATAGTAACCTCATTAATTATATTCACTATATCAGTAGTATAATATACCCCATTATAAATACCCTCATCAGATTGTGAAGGTAGGTATATTGTAAGCTGTGATACAGAATCTTGGATCACTAATTCGATACTGTTAACAAAGCCATCTTTAGTACCGGATGCCATGGGTTTACTCTCGCCTACCTTCACAATCTTTGCGGTATCGAAAATGGGATAACCAGACCTTCTGTCTTTCTCTAAGGTAAAGATTACTTCACCCTTTTGTAACTTTTGGAAAATCAATGTTCTTTCGTCCATAATCATTTTCTATTTATTAAATTTAAACCAAATGAAACTGCACCCGGATTCTTTTGCATGAAGTCTACCAGGTTTAAGAATTAATAGTATCCAAATTGATCGATGAGTACCTGAGCTTTGTTTGCTACTTCTTGTGCAATCTCTATATTAGGAGCGGGTAATGCCAATTGTATCTTAAATTCGGTGAGTTGTTCTTGTTCCATAATTCCTTAGTTATTGGGTTAAAACGAAAAAAGGAGTACACCCCTGATAGATGTACTCCTTTCTAATCATCCTGGTATGACAATTGGTTATGCCGTTGTAGTACCTCCAGTAGTCTTCAGAGCTGCAACCACTTGGTTGATAATGTTCTGGTCTCTCTGGGCATCTACCACTCGGTTCAAACGGGCAATCTCCTGGTCCTTTGCAGTGTTCTCAATGAGACATTTGATTTCCTGTTGTCCATTCTTGAGGTCACAGCAGCAACGTTCAAGTTGAAGAGCCAATTCGGACTTCACTTCTTTAATCAAACCCTTAGTTTCGCAGCAGCAATTCTGTTGTTCATGTTCCATCTGGCAAAGACGGTCCATAACACGATTGAAGCCTGCTCCCATTTGGTCACGAGAATCCCGGATATCGGAATTGGTTTTGTATCCCAAATCACAAAGTCCTCTTTCCGTTGTGAAACGATTGTTAAGAATTTCTCTACCTACACCGGCAACATCTTTTGCAACTCCACTGATTTCTTGAGTTACTCCTCTGGCAGCATCAGAGATATCCTTGTAGATACCTGCCTTTGCTTCCTGAACAGTAGATTCTACTTTCTGGATGTCAGCCTTGGTGTCATTGATTTTGTCCCATACGGAAACTGCAGCAGCACCAAAGCCACCACCTTTAACTTCGACTCCCATAACGGTTTAGTTTTAGAAAGTTAATAAATAAGTTTTTGATTTCTCTAATACATTATAAAATACTATGGTGTTGTATTTTAAACACTAAAGTAATATTCATAGGTAATCACTGCAGCATTCTGAGTTATGTTGACTGTAAGCTCCCAACCGTCATAATAGTTTTCTGCTTGCCTTAATTTAATGGTACCTGACCTTGTTGATTCTACGGTATTCTCTGTTAAGGTTAAGGTTAACCCATAGTTTCCAATATCACTTGATAACGTTGTGATTGCTACATTTGTAACCCAACTTGGTTTTGAGGTTACAGTTAAAGCTAATGGGTATCTTGTACTTATTTCAGAACCGTTTATTACCTTAGTCTTAAAAGAATAAGCTACATCAACTGTAAAATTATTACCTCCCAAAGCTGATAATCCGGTTCTGGAAGTAGTTCTAGAACCAGTAGGGGAAGTAAATGCCAAGTAATACTCATAAGATACTGAAGTAGCACTCTGAGTAACTGTGATGGTTTTAGTAGTTGCCCCACTATAGGATGCAGTTACTGTACAACTTCTACTTGAAGTACCCGTGTTCTCTGTAGCAGTAAGTACCGTCTTAGCTGAATTCAAACTAAATCCAGTACCACTTGCACTAACCGTAGGTGTAGCACTCTTCGAAGAACCTGCACTTGTTGACCCTGAACTCCAATGGTTGGTAGTATGTATACTTACACTGGCATAAATACTAACACTACCTCCTGAATTAGAAATAGAATATGAATTTGCCGATAAGCTTATTACTGGTGTACCATCAGTAGTACTGGTAATTGAATTCGCTGCCTGGTATACTGGTACACTTACAGATTTGGTTTTACCATTTAGTGATAAGGTACCAGTAAGTGTTCCTACCTGGGCTCTAGATTTAACGGTAGTTCCCAAAGAA